TTTAAGAAAAGGGCGATCTTAAAGGTCCTAGACCTTTGATCTACCTTGACTGAGGTACCATAAGATTGCATAGTGATGGGAACGTGGACGAAAGTCACATTCTCGATCTCTTTTAGCTTCAATAGCTTCCCTATGTCGAGAGACATAGCAGATTCAAGCTCGGGATAAGACATATCCAATCCTCCTAATTTCTTAGGTAATTGGATAGACCTCCTGAGGTCAAACTGCTTTACTACATTGTCCCTAAGGGATAGGTAGTATTGAAGGCCGTAGTCAGCGATAGCCGATAAAACTTGCGCTGCTTTCTCGTAAACACGAGGAGGCTTTGTAGACTTTATCAACTGTCCGTTGATTATCCACTTACCGCAGAACTCATACAGACTATCAGAGACGATTGATTTGTCCTGATTGATCTGTAGATTAGCATCGACGAGAAACTTTAGGTATCCTTCAGCATACTCGTCACCGTAGCAGAAACCATCGTCCCCGACTACTCCGAATCTCAGAGTAGTTTGGTGTATGATATTCTTCTTTAGGTGCTTAATCGTAGATAGCTTAAGGGAATTACCCTCACTATCGAGTAGTTCTAGGTTAACTGGGTCGAATTTGTAATTCTTCTCAGTTACGGTAAGCTTTATGGAAGCTGCCATCTGCACAATAGCGTGTGTTAAACATGCTAGGTGAAAACTCGGTCCTGTACCTAAGGGTTGACCACTTTTCCAAGTGACATCACACTTATGGTTATCAGAATAGTAAGATTTTCTTGCTAACAGAGTTAAGGCATCTTCAACGTAAGGCCAATCATTTCTATGGAAAAGACGTCTTACAACATGAAGCTGTAAGTCAAAGGAAAAGGTATCTGTGAAGGATGATGCGTCAAAACAATGCATCGTCTCTCCCAAGCCCTTTCTGTGCAACCAACATAGATGAGCATGTGCTTTATCTTGGTTGGTTGTGTACACCCACGGCACTTGACTACTTACATCTAACAGAACTGATTTTATCGGTTCCGTTACCATCTGCAGCGAAGCGTGAGGATTACAAATCCAACGTTCTTTATTACCTTTCTCAAGAATCACAGCAATAGTGCCCATGGGCGCTGTTGTCGTTACATCGAGAGGAGGTATAATTCCCGTTGCGTTTGTACCGAGGAGTAAGCTGTTTACCTTTAGCTCATGACTTGACCATAAATTATACAGGTCTCGGTCATGGGTCCATAAAGGTAACCACTCTAACGTTCTCATGGACGACCTTACTGTACTTTTCATACGGAAGTTCGTCTGGAACACTGGAGATCTCTTGCTTGCAGTCATCATCATCAGATATTTCTGGTATTGAGAACTATAATCAAGCTCATTCAAGGTGATACAAGATTCGGACATAGTCCAAGATCCTGGATTCTTCTTGAAAGCATACTCTTTGAACCAGTCAACAGCTACCGTTGTATACAACAGTAGATCCGTTGACAATTCTTTCGGTTCAGTCATGACAGCATCAAGGAATTTCTTCTTGCCGGCTGCCGTGACATTGGTCAGGGTGAACATATATTGAACATCCACAACCGCTCTGAACTTTTCGGGGTGGTCTAGACCAAAAGAGAAAACCAAATAATTGAGGAAAGTGTCTTTTAGGCACGCAACTTCATTATTGATCTCCCATTCTAGCTCTACCAACTGGTCGAAACAAGAACCGGCTGTCGAGAACTGGGATGTAAACAGAGACTTGAGTTCTTTGAGTACTTTAACAGTACGTTCTGAACCTAGTGCATTGTTCCAACTGCAAACCTTTTTAGCTATTGCTATAGAGTACTGCATGTTGAGTCCTGCTCCCTGGAGGTGTTCAACTATACGATCATAAAGATCGTGGTTATTCATCTCTTGTGTCTCCTATGGTGACTGAGTTTGGGTGTTTTACCACCTTGGTTACTACTAGGATAGTCCTCTTGACTCTGAGGATTGAGGGT